TGTTGTTCCAGATACAGTATAGTCTGTAGTCGCTGTTTGTCTATTTCTATCCACAAATACAGCCAGTCTATCTGCACCATCACTAGAATAACTTTCGCCTAGTGTAAAAGTTGTGTCAGAACCATCACCTGTAAAAGTATCATCTGTACCAGAAATATACTCTTCTATAACTGCAACATAATCAGCATCATTAGATAATTCAGTAGAACCACCATCATTACTAAAAGTACCTACATTACTATCTCTTAATGTGTAATACAATTTTCCGTCTTGTGTTCTTCTAAGACCGTGAAAGGTCTCACTGAACATATTATTACCACGGCCGCCTGTATTTACAACATGATTATTAATAGCCATTAACTAATCTCCAAAATACTTGCATACGCTTCAACATCTACAGACGAACTGTCCGGATTTGGGTCAGCATAAATTCTTATAATATCATTGTTCTCTAAGTTAATAGGTTTATCTAAAACTAAAGTATTGTTTACATCAACCTCTAAACTTCTACCAATATGATAAAAAGTAGAACCACCATCTGTAGTAACTTTAACATTTACTTTTGCAACATTGGTAGCACTTTTGTTTGAAATATAAATGGCGTGAACAACAGCAGACACACCTGAGCCTGTAGCTGTGTACATATTACCTGTTGCATCATCTAAGACACCAACATCAAGTCCTGCATTTTTAAAACTACTAGCCACTTATTATCCTCCAAATACTATTGAGTATGCCAAAGCATCACCGTCCATAGCAACTGTACCTGATTGATTAGGTAATGTAATTGTTCTATCGGCAGTTGGTTCTGCAACTGTTAAAGTTGTTTCAAAAGCATTTTCTAAAAATCCTTCAAATATTAAATTTGAACCGTTTAAAGTAATATCATTTGTAGTAATTGCACCATTTGTTGTTACATCTTGTAATGTAACTGAACCTGCACCACCAACCTCTTTGACAACACCTCCACTTGTTTTGGTATAAAATTTACCGTCAGTAATATTTAAAGCTAATTCACCAGCGGCTAATGAACCTGCTGATGGTATGGCTAAAGCCGTTTCACTTCTTTTAAGTTTAATTACTGTTGCCATTATTTACAATGCTTCTTAATCTGTTTAATGAGTTTATCTTTTGTTAATCTTTTATCTAACTCAATACCAACTTTTCTGCCAAGTTTTTCTAACTCAACTTTTGTTTTCTTTTGTAAATTAGATAAATCAACTTCAGGTTTTTTAATACCTGGAGCTCCTGATATAAAGAACTCTTTAATTTTTTGCCACACTAGAATGAACCTCCGTCAACTGTAGTAATTGCTACATCACCACTTGTTACTGTAAAGTTATCTGAAGTAAATGAAGCCACACCAATGTTTGATGTACTTGCTAATTCACCTGCGATTTGTAAAGTATTACCACTTGCGATTGTATTAATACCTTCACCCGCTAAAAATTCCATTGCATTACCAATTTGTACTGCACCTTGTGTAGAACTTTCATCTGTAAATACAAAGTTTTCAATCTTAGCACCGTCAATACTACCCGCTAACATAGCGTTAGTAATACCTAATGCTTTAACTTGTAATGCATCAGCAACAACTTCAATTGAACTATTATCTACTTCTACATCTAATTGATTACCAGTTTTAGATAAAGCCGCACCAGCAGTAATTTGACCTGCGCCTGAGAATTGTGCAACATCTAAATTAGTTGTACCAAAAGTAGGTTGACCTGTATGTGTAAATACATAACCGTTATTTGCGTTAGCAGTACCTTCTTCTACAAATACAAAAGAACCACCTGTTAATTCTTCAGGTTGGTCTTCAGGAGTTGCTCTTGTTAATACAAAGGCAGTTGAACCATCACCTTGTGTTGAAACTCTATATATACCATTTTGAGAAGCTGTTGATTGGTTTTTTACAAGAACTCTATCATCAACTGAAAGTGATACGCCATCAATTACAATTGCACCATTTGAACCTGCTGTTAATGTTGCACCAACACCAGAACTTCCATTTGAATAAGTTGCTGATAAGTCAGCAGTCGTAGCCGCTCTAACTGAGGGTTTAGTATCTAAACCTTGTGCAACTTGGTCAACATAAGCTTTATTAGCTAATGAGTTAGTTGTAAATCCTGCTCTGTCTTCATAACCTGATGGAACAATTACTGTACCTGTTCCGTGAGGTGTTAAATTAATATCTAAGTTTGAAGCAGTTGTTTGAATTGTTTGTCCATTGATTGTAATATCATCAACAACTAAAGAAGTTAATCCTGAAATATCTGTTGTTGCAGCTGCACCTAAAGTTAATGTTTGAGAACCTAAAGAAACTTGTGGATTTGCTAAGTTTGCATTTGATATAGCTGCACTACCTGATAAGTTTGAATTTGTAATGCCAGCCGCTGTTACAGTTACCGTATTATCTGTAATTGCTGTATCAATACCTGAACCACCTGTAAAGGTAAGTGTTTCAGCAGTATTGTATGTGTCTGTTCCTGTATCACCAGCTAAATCAATAAACTGATTAACAGTTGCGAAATCTAAATTACCTGAACCGTCTGTTTTTAAAAATTGACCTGCTGTTCCGTCTCCGTCTGGTAATGTAAATGTAGTTGTAGTAGTAACGGAATTAGGAGCTTTTAAACCAATAAAGTTTGAACCGTTATTTGTACCTTCATTTAATTTTACTGTACCACCTAATGTAGCAGAATTACCAATAATAACTTGGTCAATTGCTAAGTTTGCATCTGCTATAAGGGCTGAACTGCCTGTTAAAGTACCTGCGACATGGTCGAGCATGTCTGTGAAATATTGTCCGCCTATGACTGATATATTATTTGCATCACCATTACCGTCAACACCACCTTCACCAATAAACAATCTATCTCCAAGATTGCCTTGTAAACCTGTTCCATAAGTATAAGCTAATTCACCGAGTTTCAGCGTACTAGGTGCTGTAGTACCCGAACTTCTTTTTATCTGAATTACTGTTGCCATTTAAAACTCCTAAAATGCTCCACAATTAAATGTTAATGT